AACATATAATGAGGAAAACTTTAACTATGAGATAATCACTATTCAATTAAAGGTATGATAGAAGACGATTTTTACTGTACAGTCAAATTAAAATCAGGTGAAGAAATCTTTGCCAAAGTAGCAGCTTCGGAAGAAGAAGATAGAACAATGCTTCTTATTTCTCATCCTATTATTGTGCAAGAACTAAAAAGTAAAATGGGAGTAGTTGGATATAAAATAGAACCCTGGTTAAAGACCACAACTGATGATATGTTTGTTATCAAATTAGATGACGTTCTAACGATGTCTGAGTCATCTGATATTGAAATGATCATGATGTATCAAGACTATATTAGATCAGCAAACAAACCCGACGATGCTAATCATTCTACAATTGATAGAAAAATGGGTCGTCTAGGAAATGTAAATGATGTAAAAGAAATCCTAGAAAAGATATTTAAGAGTACCTAAAGCTTCCCTATCAACCCTGACAGAGTTAGTCTATAGGGTAATTGAGAACTTGTCAAGTTTATTGATAGATGATATAATTCATACATATTATGAGATAAACTTATGATAAGAGCTATGGCAAAGAGAAAGAGGTCAGAGCATTATGTGAATAACAAAGAGTTTCTGGCTGCCCTTATCGAATACAGAAGTAATGTTGAGAACTCCTTCATTAAGAAGTATGGAAGAGAACCAGTAAAGGAAGACTGGCCTAAGAGATGGGACACTAAACCACCTATCCCTCGTTACATTGGGGAGTGTTTTTTAAAGATTGCTAACCACCTCTCATTCAAACCAAACTTTGTTAATTACATGTTCAAGGAGGACATGATCTCTGATGGAATCGAAAATTGCGTTCAGTACGTTCATAATTTTAATCCTGAGAAATCCCAAAATCCTTTTGCTTACTTTACGCAGATCATTCATTATGCGTTTCT